CAGTTACAAAGATGTTCATTCAGATGCCCTCCATTGTTTTCTCATTCTAACATAATCCTCAGATTTTGCAACAATGTCTCTGACATGCTTAAATATTCTTGCTGACTCTGCATATTTACAAGTCATATGATCTGGTTCTTGGGGGCGTACATTTCCTTTATCATCATATTTTTTTCCTGTATGATGATTAGCGTATCGCCTTGATCTGGTAAATCCCATTTCTAGAAATTTACGACACATATCCATACCAATAAAATCTCCAGCATCCCTATAATCTAGGTACATGCTGAAGATTTTGTTTGCAGATTGTACTGCTATTTTAGGAGTTTTGAATCTCCAATGATTACAAATAACGTTAGTATAAGGGCGAACCAGTAGAACTCCCTGTTCTCCCCTTCCAATACGATAAAGTTTGCGGTTCTCCTCAAGTGAAAAGTCAATCTCTTTGTAATCGAGGTCATAATCAAATTCTTTCATAATTAATCATCATGATCATCCCAAGGGTCGGTCAGATCTTTGTTGTCAAAAAATCCTTTATAA